ACGGTTGACACGGTGCCAGCGGGCAGTCTCACCTTGCCATTGCTGGCAACGAACCTGCCGTGATCGCTTTCCGGTTCCTCGTCGTCCTCTTCTTCGGCTTGACTTGTCGGATCGTCTTCGCCTTCGGACTCGCCTTCATCCTCATCGGATGCCTGCAATTCGTCTTCGGCCTGATCGCCCTGTTCATCATTCTCGTCCGGTTGGCCTTTATCGGCTCCTTCGGAGTTTGCTTTCACAAAGGCGCTTGCTGCCTGTTCAATAGACAGCGATTCGCCACCGCTTACGGTGTCGTCGTTCTCCATAACTGGTCCTTGGGTTGCGCCAGTTCCTCTAGGGTTGACTGGCTAGTGTTATGGGATCAGACGATCCCGGCTTGCTTGCGCGGTTGACCGTTGCGAATGATCGCCTCGATCCTGGCAAGAAAGTCATCGATTACCCGCGCAACGGCCTGATGGTCGCGAATGGCTTCGATATCGGTAGCAGGGGTGCGGACCAGCCCCTCAAGGGCTTCCGAACGGATGTTAGACAAGGCGAGTTGTAGCGCCTCGTTTTCCTTGATGCGCTGGGCTTCCGCCGCGAGTTGCGCCTTGTCGGTCATGCCGGCAGGAGTGACGTGTGAAGCGTAACCGTGCGGGCAATCGCAGCCGGCGTCACGGTCGTGAGGTTGACGAGGTAGGCGAATACGCTCGTGCCCGTCAGGCGGATGATCTTGCTGGGAGTGGCTTCGATGTAGAGCGTGTCGCCCACATCCACCAACTGCGCAAAGTCGAAATAGCCGAGGAAGGATGCACGATCCCCTGATGGAAGCGTGTAGGCCGCGTCATCAGCAGCCGCGCTTGGAGGCGTGACGCTGAACAGATAAAGCCGCCACGTCGATGTTTCGTTGGTGCCGCCTGCAACCAGCATCGAAGCGCTGACAATGCGCAGCAATGAACCGGACGGGGCCGCGAGGGCAAATTCCGCCGCAGCACCGACAACATCACCCGCTGTGTGCGAGGCAGCAGCCGGGGTGAAGTTGGCGCTGGCGCTGTAGGCCGGGAAGCCGTTTGCAAGTTGCACAAGAGATACCGGCTTGTCGATGCCGGTAAGTGTTACCGTTGCCATGTTATTTCTCCTTAACCGGGATCGCCGCCGACATGGACTTTAGATGTCGCATCGGCCTTGTACCGGCCAACCTCTGCCGTCCGGTCCGCCTGATAGAAGCCCTGCTCGCGCTTCATCTGCATTTCCTGCATGGAAAGCTCGCGCTTGAGCTGAAGTTCAGCCGCAAGCTGCTGGCTTTTAAGCTGCATCTCGGCAACCAACTGCTCGCGCTTCAATTGCAGTTCGCCGGCCATCTTCTCGCGCTGGAGGATGATGTCGGATTCCATCTTCTGCTGCTGTAGATGCAAGTCCTGCTGTGCTTTCTGGCCGTCCATCTGCATTTCGGCCTGGCCGCGATGCATGTCGGCCTGAAGCTTGGCCTGCTCCATTTGCACCTTGGGATCAGGCTGGGAAGCCCGCTGCTTCGCCATCTCTTTTAGTTGCGCGATCTTCTCCTGCGTGTATTCGGGATAGAAGTCTTCCGGGTTCCGAATGCCGGCCGATTCCGCCATCTTGGTCATGGTGCGGAGAATCTTGGGCAGCATATCGATTGCGTCTTCAACCGCGCCGGCCGCCATGAAGCGATCTGCCATGAGTATCTGCGTCTGGAGAATGCCCTGAAGGTGGATGAGGTCGCGGTCGCGGGAGCCAGTCCCAAGCCCGACATTGATCGTCACGTCCATATCCGCGTTCCAGAAGCGCGGGTCGATCTCGACCGGCTTGCCGCCCATCATGAGGGAGCGCGGTCCTTGATGCTTGATCAGGAGCTTCAGGAGCTTGCGGAAGACCTTCGACCAGCCCCATTCGGCCATGTTGCGGGCGATCTGCTCCACCTGGCTGTAGGATGCGTCGTGCTGGTTCTGGTTGGCCGTGGCCGTCTGGTTCTGAATCGTCTCGGGGTCAAGCGCCATGCCCTGCCGGGAAACGCCGGTGCGGCGCTGGATAACCTCGTCCATCTGCGCCATTGCTTCGAAGGCGTGATTGGCAACGAAGGCAACAGTGAGGTCCCCAACCGTAGTGCCCTGCTTGGCGAACACTACGCCACCAAATGTCGGATTGACCAGTTCGTCCGGGTTCTCAACAGGGCCCGCGACAAACCGCTGCGGATTGTTGGTGGCGTAGATGTTGTTCAATGCCTGGCGGGTCAGGACCGTCTTTACGTCCTGGACATCCATCGTCTCGTCGGCGACCGAGCGGGCGGTCCACCTGTGGGGAATCGGCTCGCAGGGAATATCATCGAACGGGTTTTCGTCCTCCCACACTTCCCAATGCAGGAGCTTGCCGTCCTTGCCGCCTCCGAAGCAGACGCGGACAAGTTCGGCCTCGCCATCGTCATCCACATCGATGCGGACGAAGCACTCGTAATAATCGACCAGTTCCGTGGACTTGTCAGCCGCATCGGTCGGCGACATCTCACGCCGGGATGCTTCTTCCGGCGTTTCGTTCCGGCCTGCTACGGGAATCTCGAATACCGTCTCCTTGTCATGCCCCATCTCGATGAGGTCGGAACGCATCTTGCGCTCCCAATGGGCAGTGAATGCCGCCTCATCGGTGGTGATCGCATCCTCGTGGATGAGGAACTGCTCAGGAGGAATGGCCTCGACAACGAAATTGCCGTCCGCCTTCTTGCGCTTGATCTTCAGGTCGTAGAGCACGATCTCGACCGGCTCGCCCGTCATCGGGTCAATGTCCGTGATCGGCTTTTCCGACTGCGCCAGAACTTCCGGCTCCTCGCCATCATCGCCAGGCATGAGGAGCTGGGCGCGCTGGTCCTCGGTCAACCCGCTATGGAATGAGGTCGTATAGACCGGCGTCTCGTCGTAATAGGTCTTGACGATGCCGTTGCCGACCAGCAGCGCATCCCAAGTCGCCGCGTAAACGATCTCGTAGCCCTTGTTGTCCTTCCAGAAGACGTAGTTCAGCCCGTCCGTCGCCTGCTTGGCGAATTGTATGTCCTCCTCACCGACTGGCTCGGCAACGGCCATGCGATCAGAAGCGGTGAACACGCGAATGATGCCCGGAAGCATCCAGCCTATCGTGTCGGCCGTGTCACGTGAAACAACCTTGGAGCGATTGACTTCGGCTGGGACGTACTTGTCCATCTTGCCGAGGAAGTAGTCGAGCGCTTTGGCTCGATCCGACTCGCGCTCCCTGCTGTCATGCGACTTGGCAAGGGCTATCTGCTGGGAGACAATCGCCTCCAGCTTTTTTTCGTCCACCTTGGCCATTCAGACAACCCAGCTCATGTTGCGCTTCGGCATCGGCCGCTGTTCGACCACCGGCTCGGCGAAGGTCAGCGCAACCGCGTCCCACTCGTCGGGGGACCGCAAACCACGCTTGCGAATGTCTTCTTTGCTTTCGAGAACCAGCCGCGTCAGGCTGTCGTATTTGTAGCCCGGCGCCATCGCATCGGCCTGGAGGTCGTCCCGGTCGGGAATATCGACCCCGGCCGGTTCCTCCAGCCATTCCCTGGACCAGCCCCACATCTCGGCGCGGCGGTTGAGGAAGCCGCCCTTCGGGCGCTTGTTCTCGTCGAGCGGTTGCGGCTCAAGGGGTGAGGAGCCAAAGTTGATGGCAACGACGACATCGCCGTATCCCATCTCGGCCAGCCGGTCGTACACACCGGCACCAACGCCGCCAACGTCGATGAACACCCTTGCGGGCTTCTCGGCATCGATAACCTGCTTGAGCCAGCCGACCTGGCCCATGGTATCGAGGTTCTGCCGGCATTCGACGCCCAGAACCTTCCGGCCCTTGCGCCTTGCCAGTGCAGCGCGATCCTTGCCCTTCCAGTTAGGATCGTAGCCAATGACAAGCGGGCCGCTGGCGGCAATGTTGTTCTTGCGAGCCTTGAGGATCAGTGCGGCCGGGATATAGCTGTCATGCCCCGACATCTGGAAAGCCTCGGCTGCCGTGGCGGGATACTCCTGCTTGAACAGCATCGGGTCTTTCAGCTCGGCGATCTTGTTGCGCCGCCAGACCATCTGCTCCAGATCAAGTCCGTGGGCCGACTGGTATTCCTGTTCCTCATCGTCCAGATCAAAGCCGGGAGGAACTTCCCTGCGGTATTCCTGCTGCCAGAACCAAGGGATGAAGATGGCTTCGTAGTCGCCTATCCCCTGCTCCGC